TTACCGTTATTAGCGATCGATTTGCGCACCATTGTCAGAAACAGCCTGCAAGGCAATGATGAATTTGTGACTGTGCCGGAAACAACCCTACCGAACGGAACAGTGGTACCGAGTTTTCAGGTCGGTAAATACGCTTGCAGCAAATCAGATATCGGCACCGCGATCATCACGGCAGATCGCAAGCCATGGAATTACATCAACTTCCATAACGCAAAACAGGCATGCACCGATGCCGGATACTCACTGATCACGGAACTGCAATACCTGGCAATCGCGCATCAGATCGTTAATCAGGATGAAAACTGGACAGGCGGCAAGGTTGGCGAAGGCGAAATCTATCGCGGCATTCACAAAGGTAACGTTAACGAAGCGCAAGACGGCCATTATGAAAGCGAAGAGCCAACGGAGCGCCGCTGGCACGTACTGGCTAACGGTGAGCGCGTTTACGACTTCAGCGGCAACATTTACAGCTGGGTGTTTGATGACGTTCAAGGTGATGAAAATGGCGTAATTGCCAAAGCATTCGACAAAGAATCGCCAACCATCACAACTGCCCCCTACAAAAGCGGTGAACACGGCATTGGTGATACCTCTGTTGGCGGCGGTGATTGGTCCGGCCGTGCGCTCATCCGGGGCGGCTGCTGGGGCTCGGGCGACCTTGCCGGCGTGTTCCGTCTCCGCATCGGTTGGCCCGTCGGCGGCGGCAGCGGCGTTGGCTTCCGCTGCACCAAGAGTCTCTAGTCACTGGTACCGTCCGCTGTGAAACGGCGGGCGGTTGAAAGGTTAATCATGATTCAATTTTTATGCGGAGTTTCAGTGGTGATTATGTTTCCATTTGCACTTTTAAGCGTGGGATTTGATGCTGCAAAATCATTCATAGAATTTCATATGAAGTCTTTGTATTAGAAAATAAAAAATGACCAATATAAAATCAATCAAAGGCATTGAAGTAACCTTCGGCGCTGCTGATCCACACGTGGAGATCAGCGCCAAGTTACAGGCACAATATCCGCATAACCTGGTACTGGTACAGGCTGGAAACTTCCTGCACGCCTTTAATAAGTCGGCGTATGCCCTGCACATTCTGAAGCAATACAAAATCAGGTTAGCTGGCCCAGCTAAGTCACCGCACTTGCTGGTTGGTTTTCCATTAGCCAATTACAAACAGCGCTTATGGCCATTGTTTAACGAACATAGTCTTGCTTATGTCGCCTTCACCAAAGATGGGATTGAAGTTTCAAACGAAGCATGCAGCACCGTACTCGATACCGTATCGGATGACATCGTTAACCAAGTGATTACAGATCTTGTCACGCAAAAACAACTGAATACATCTTCTACGGCAAAAGCGCTGGCCAACCCAAACACGCAAGATTTTCTGTTTAAAACAAAAGCGGCTGATCTCGATATGCAGCTGCTTGAAGACATCATCAAACTACCCCGTGACATTCGTGTCACCTGGGGAGAAAACATGCGCCAGACGATGCATCGCATCATGCGCAATACATACCTGTACGGCAATGAAGATAACAAGCCACAGCTACTAAAACAGCTATCAGCAGACGTGGATTTGATACGTCACTACATATGCCAGGCTAAAGCACTAAACCGATTCAGCTTTGCATTTGAGCATAGAGTCGGCTTAGTGGTCGAGCTTGGCAAGATTCTTGGCGGCCTGCAACGTGCGCAAAGGATTACACCATGATCGATACAGGGTGCGCTCTGGAAAGTCCGGCAATGCGCTCATCCGAGGCGGCTACTGGAACTCGGACGACAATGCCGGCGTGTTCAATCTCAACAACGATTGGCCCGACAACGACAACAACAACGTTGGCTTCCGCTGACCCAACATTACAACACCTAGACGCTGGCCATGCCGCCACGGAAGGTTCAATCTTGGTCGAGAGCATCCCGCAGGATACTGCAAAAGCAAGGCAACAAGCCAAACCGAAAACCGCAGCAGCGCCTACGGGTGCTGTTGTGGAAAGCGGTGTAATATATATAAAAATTAAGGAGATTAGAAATGGCTTGGTTTGTAACGTATCAACAGCAAAATCACAACGACGGAAAAGTACAGTCTATATCAAATGTGATACTCAAAAAGACGCACCCAGTAGCATGGGCAGCAAACCAACCAGAAGCGGCAAGGAAACTCGGCTATGTGACGTTCCTTCTATTCTTTCAGGAAATTCCAGACACTTGTCTCACCACAGAAGTGGAGCGCTGGACAAGCGTAGAAGATTAAGTGATTTTAATGTATTAACCAGCCTAGAAAATCTCTACAGCTGCTGGCTTAAATCCAAACGCAGCAAAGGCAACAGCCTACGCATTCAACGCTTTGATGCTGACGCACTAGGCTACCTGACAACAATTCAGCAGCGCCTACGTTCACGTACCTACACATTTGGCCCATATAAAACATTCACCGTACGCGAAAAGAAATTCCGTGATGTTGTAGATGCGCCAACCAAAGACCGCGTAGTGCATTGGATGTTATACCAATACCTGCTGCCAATCTGGCAGCCAAGATTCATTCACGACACATTCGGGAATTTGCTAGGGCGAGGCAGCCATGCAGCTGTTAATCGTGTTGCACAGTTCACCAGGCGAGAAAGCAATACATGGGCGCTGCAGCTCGATATATCAAAATACTTTTACTCGGTACCGCATGCACAGCTTAAAGAACGCGCATTGCGGTACATTGGCGACCACGACATACGCCAGCTGATCATCAGCCTGATTGAATCATACCGCACCGGCAATAATTACGATGACCTATTTGCACCTGATAGCTTATATCGTACCAATCCAGACAAAGGCATTCCAATCGGCAACCTGAGTAGTCAGCTATTTGCAAACATCTACCTAAATGAGTTTGATCACTGGTTAAAAGAAACGCTGCAAGTAAAGCATTACGTGCGTTACGTCGATGATATGGTGATACTAGGCTCAAGCAAAGAGCAGCTGCAGCAGCTATGCCAGATCATCACAGATCGATTAAGCAGCGAAGGCATCACCATCCACCCCAAGAAAATACGCATCGCCCCCACTGCTGCCGGCATTTCATTCTTGGGTTATGTAATCTGGCCACATCACATTTCAGCCGGCGCATATTTACGCACCAGGTTTATCAGAACATTAAGGCAACACGAATCACAGATCTATGATCGCAGCCAGGCACTGAATTCATATCGAGCTGCATTGGCACACACTGGAGCAACGGCATGAGTCTATTTCTATCAGACTGCGACATTGCAGAGCTAACCGGCATCAAGCGTGGACGAAATGGAAAAACCCGGGCACAGCTACAGTGCCAATTTCTAAGAGAGCATGGCATACCATTTGTACCAAATGTAAAAGGGGAACCCAAGGTCTGCACGTCTTATCTTGAAGGCGGGAAACAAACAAAACAGCAAGAAGTATGGAAACCACGAATCTTGCAAAACGCAGCATAAGGATTTAATCTATGGCAATGGGAAGATCACCATCAAGAAATACAAACCTACCACCAGGAATGAGAGCAAGGCACCGTAAGTCAGGTGTTTATTATTTTTATGATGCTGGAGGCAAGCCGCGCAAAGAAATATCGCTAGGTAGCGATTATGTACTTGCAGTGCAAAAGTGGTCAGAACTTCAAAAATCACCAATCCCTGAAGCTTCAAATCCAACATTCAAAATGGCGTGGGATAAATTTTTGCGTGATGAACTAAGCAAGCGCTCATCTCAAACACAAAAAGATTACATCAAATGTGGCAATAACCTGCTCAAATTCTTCAATGATCCGCCGGCCACGCTAGATTCAATAGAGCCAATTCATATTAGACAATACCTGGATTATCGCGGAAAGGAAGCAACAACAAGAGCGAACCGTGAACGCGCCCTAATAAGCCTGATCTGGAATCATGCCAGGTCATGGGGATACACTAACAAAGCCAACCCATGCGCCGGCATTAAAGGCTTCAAGGAAACGCCACGCGACGTTTACATAGAAGATAATGTTTACAATGCCGTTTATGAATTTGCAGATCAACCGACCAAGGACGCTATGGATTTAAGCTACCTGACAGCACAGCGCCCGGCAGATTCCGTAAAAATGTCAGAAATGGATATTGTTGATAACGCCATATTTGTAAAACAAAATAAAACAAATAAGCGCATCCGAATATCCGTTACCGGTGAACTTGAAAACCTTATCAAACGCATCAAAACCCGTAAGAAATCATTTAAAGTATTCAGCCTGGCACTAATAGTCGACGAATACGGAAAGCCGCTATCCCAGCGTGCTATCTGGGAAAGATTCGACAAAGCCAGAGCAAAGGCCATCACAGACAATCCTAAACTTGCAGAGAAAATTCAGGAATTTCAATGGCGGGACTTACGCGCCAAGGGTGGCACAGATAAAGCATCAACAACAGACATGCGCCAGGCTCAAAAGTTACTTGGCCATGCTAACGTATCGATGACTGAGCGATACGTTAGAGCAAAAATAGGCGAGAAAGTCGAACCTACCAAATAAAAAAAGCCCCATATGGGGCTTTTTTATCGGGGGTTAAATTAGTGTTTTTTGTTCCGCAAAAATTTATAGACCCGCATAAACACTAGGTTTTAAAATGCACTTTTGCGGAACTAAAACAGGCTTGAAACCCGCATAGAATATAGATAACGCTTGCACATGCTCTATCCACTGAGCTACGGGGGCATATGCTTTGAGAGGCGCTTATTATAAAGCCTTCAGCGCAATGTTAAAATAATTTGTTCCGCAAAATAAGTTTTGTTCCGCAAAAACTAATTATTAACCACACGCATTTTACCTTTAAGTGCGTCTTATTTGTCTATTAATAATTGCGTGTAGTTAATTTAAAATTATAGGATTAAAAACTAAAAATCACTCATGTGTGTCTTTTATACAACATAAATTAACGATTTATCATCAATCA